AAATGTCCGTTCGCCAGCCATCTTCACTTCACGACCACGATATTGCACGATGGTTGGGTTGACGTTTGATGCTGGCAAGGCTGCAGATGTTACTAGTAGTGAGTCATCACTTGCACCTGCTCCGACAGCAGCAGGGAAAGTTAGTGTCACTAGGAATTGGTTTGGACGAGCACCACCTGCGCCTAACTTATTCTTAAATTGTGAAATATCCATTTGTATCTTCTCCTAGAAGTTATTAATTAGGCGCCAACGATTTCTTCAAATGCCACGCCAGTACGTGTAGCAATGAAGTTCAATGAGATGAAGTTGATGGAACGAGCTGGCTTGATGTAGATGTCAGCCACGAATTCGTTACGGTCAATTACTTCACCTGTGTTATTTGTTTCATCACAGATTACGCGGAAGTCGTAGATACCACGACGACCCTTGATGTCACGCAAGAATGGTTCCACCAAGTTACGGAATTGTGCACGTGTGAATGCATCATTGAATTCAAACAATTGATACTTAGCTGCTGTGGCAATGGCCTTTTCTAGTACGATGAACAAGCGACGTACATTGATACGGTCAAATGCTGATGGCTTAGCAAGAAGTGTCTTGTCGCCAAACAACACAGTGCCTTCGCCTGGGAATGATACAACAGGGTTGATACCTGCCTTATACAATGTGTCACGGTCAGTCTTGTTAGGTGAATAAGCCAACTTCACAACATTCTTGATTTGACCACGATTTAAACCACCTGGTGAGAACCAAGGATCAGCAATGGCATCGGTACGTGCGCACAAACCAGCTACGTCAGCGTTCAATGCAATCCAACGATACTTGTCATTATACTTGTCGTATTGATACTTCCAACCTGAGTCCATGACAGCATATGATGTGTTCACGTTGAATGCTGCATCATTACGTTCATCAACAATGTCACTAGCTTCATCGCCGGCATTGTTGTATACAGAAGCAAGTGTTGGTGATACGAACACTACGCAATCTAGACGAGATGTTGCAATGTTATCTACAATGTACTTACCAACTGCCAATGAGTGAGGACCATTGATAAGAAGATTGATGTCAATCAATTCTGCGTTAGCAAACAAGTCATAACCTTGTTGAATTTCTGCATCGGTTGGTGCATCATCAAGGCCACCTGTCAATGAACGTGTAACAACTGTTGACATGGTCTTGAAGGTGGTTCCTGCTGAGCTTGATCCCCAAGCAGTGTCACCAGCTTCTACTGATGTGGTGTGATCCATCCACCAAATATACTTGGAACCCTTCAACACTTCAACATAATAGTTGTTGGCGCCTGCTGATGTTCTTGCATCAGCAGCTTTGGACACATTGGCCCACTTTTCAAGAACAGTACCAGCTGTACCTGAGATTAAACCATCTTCGTCAATGACGATGATGTGTAGTTCGTCATCGGCACCACCAAGATTTGCTACATAATCTGTTGTGCTTGGTGCTGCATCAAATTGAGCTTCGTATGCCCAACCTGAGAAGGTTTCTGAGTCAGCCATGGACACCTTTAATGAGTTGCCTAGTGTACCAGGATACTTGGCGGCAAATTCACCAACTGCGCCTTCGCCTGCTGAATAATCTGCATCCCATGCTGTTTCATTGTTGATTTGCACTGCTGTGCCTGAAGCTACGGCGTTACGTGCTGATGTACCAATTGCACGAACCACCTTGAGATTGTTTGAGTAGCTTAAGAAGTTGGCAGCTGAAAAGAAGCTAGCTGCTGTTGTGTCATTTGGCTTACCAAATGTTTTCACCAATTCAATTTCTGAACTGATGGTTACTGCGTCGAAGCAAGGGCCCCATTGGAAGTCACCTACGAAGCCACCGATTGATGTGGCAACGGCAGGAACTACGTTGGTTAGGTCCTTTTCAACGACTAGTACGCCCGGCGAAAGTTGAAATGCCATGTTATTCTCCTATATCTGTGATAATTTTTCAAAGACCCAAATTCATTTTGTCTTGGAACAAGTTGAAAATATTTATAAGTTTACGAATCTTTATCTATCTTCCATGGCAAATTTTTGTCTGTAGACCATACAATATTGTCTGCCACAAACATTTCTTCATCAGAACCATTGTCTATAAAGCCAAAAGGAGTTAATTCATCCTCGATTTGTAACATTTGTTGTTTGTATATTCGTTCACGAACATTCACGTCCGTTAACTCTTTGAAATACTGATTGGTTGTAAGCCATCCAAAAAGGACCAGAGTCATCACTAAATCGTCGTGATACCCTTCATCAGCCACGTAACTACCACTTTTCTCCACGAATGTTGAAAATTCATGTATGGTGTCGGCGTGAAATATATTTAGTTTTCTATCTTCCAGTAAACTCTTGATGGCGAAACACCCTTGTCGTTTCACCGTCTTGGTGGTTCTTACGCCAAGTGTTGTAGACTTGGAAAATCCAGGACTAATGTATGTTTGATTGTTTTCCTTGATGGTGCTCAGTATGTTTTCATACTCCAATTCAGCATACAAAATATCAGCAATCTGACCACCAATGTCATTGGTTTCCACCAACACCATGGCGTTATTGTAATCTTTAGCTGTTTTATGAATCACTTCAGGAAACAACATGGGAGCAATAGTGTTGTTTTTAAACTTTCCCACCAACTTATATGGCATATCTGTGACATCAACAATTGTAAAGGCTGAATAGTCACCACCTACGCCACGTGAAACGTCCACGGTAATCACATAATTTTTTCCTACTTGTGGTTCTTCATATAACATCAATCCCATGTCATTGTAATAGAAGGGATCCATGCTACTCATTTGTGCCAATGTTCTTCCATTAATCAACGTGTTGCTAGACCCTAAAAACTCACATAACACTTCTTGATTGAACTTCACTTCTCCAAGTGTGCGTAGTTGTTCTTCGGCCCAAACTTCATCACGCCCAGGAATTTCCCAATAAGGAATGAAATGTGACACAAAGCCGTTCTTGCCTTTTTCTGCTTCATTCCAGAACTTCCAGAAATGATTGTATCCTAACGGTGTGGATGTCAGCAGAATTTTTGTGGTGGTACCGGCAGAAATGGTGGGGTATACTGAGGCAAAAAATTCTTCAGCAACATTGTTGGGAATAATGGCAGCTTCGTCAAT